CAAGCTTCAGATGCTAAAAAATCAGACGGCCAGAGCAATTATTATAAAGAAGTAATTAATAGAACATCAAAGTATGTTTATTGGACAGGTCATCCCGCAACACTAACTGATGCTGGTGAATCTTTTGCTGGTCAAGCTTCAGCTACAGTTTATGTAACTGGAACTGCTGCTATTGAATCTGCAATGGCTGGTGGTACTGATGATAATACACCAACAACTGGCGAAATTGGTAATGGATTTGATCTATTAGCTGATGCTGAAACGATTGATGTCAACCTATTGTTTGCATATCCTGATGTTAATGGCGCTAAAGAGATTGCTGATAAGCTTATTAATATCTGTAATACTAGAAAAGACTGTATGGCATTTGTATCTCCTCCAATCGATGACTCAGTTGGAACCGATACTCCTGCTGCTGATGTTAAAGAATGGGCTGATACTCTTGCTTCAACTTCATACGCTGCTACTGATTCTGGCGCTGTATACGTATACGATAAGTATAATGATGTATACCGTTGGTTAGGAGCTTCTGGTCTTTGTGCTGGTCTTTGCGCCAACACAGACGATGTTGCTGATGCTTGGTTCTCTCCAGCTGGTGTTAATAGAGGTCAACTTTTCGGAGTTACTAAACTAGCGTACAATCCTAAGAAAGCCGATAGAGATACTCTCTATAAAGCAAGAGTTAATCCTCTCGTTTCTTTCCCTGGACAAGGTACAATGCTATTTGGTGATAAGACACTATTAAGCAAGCCTAGTGCATTTGATAGAATCAATGTACGAAGACTGTTTATCGTATTGGAAAAGGCAGTTGCTACTGCAGCTAAAGCTCAACTCTTTGAATTTAACGACGAATTTACAAGAGCTCAGTTTAGAAATATGCTTGAACCATTTATGAGAGACGTTAAAGGTAGACGTGGTATGACAGACTTTAGAGTCATTTGTGATACTACAAATAACACTGGTCAAGTAATTGATGCTAATCGATTTGTTGCTGATATCTTTATCAAGCCTTCAAGATCTATTAACTTCATAACACTTAACTTTATTGCAACACGAACCGGAGTTGATTTCTCAGAAATCGCCGGTAGTTAATTAGGAGAAGAAAAATGGCAATTTTAGGCGTAGATGATTTTAAATCCAAGCTAGTAGGTGGTGGTGCACGTTCTAACATGTTCAAAGTAACATGTAACTTCCCTGCTTATGCTCAAGGCGATGTTGAACTTTCTTCTTTCATGATTAAAGGCGCGCAATTTCCTTCATCAGTAGTAGCTCCTGTACCTGTATTATTCAGAGGCAGACAACTACAACTTGCTGGTGATAGAACTTTTGAACCCGTTACATTGACTATCATCAATGATACTGGTTTCGAAGTACGAAACGCTTTCGAAAGATGGATGAATGGTATCAGCGAACATAACAATAACACAGGAGCTAGTAATCCTACAGATTATATGGCCGATATTATTGTTGAGCAGCTAAATAAGCAAGGTGATGTAACTAAGACATACGATATGAGAGGTTGTTTTCCAACAAATCTTTCTACAATCGAACTTTCATACGATAATGAAAACCAGATTGAAGAATTTACTGTTGAGCTACAAGTTCAGTATTGGGAGTCTGGTACCACTTCTTAAAGGGTATAAATAATATTAGACGAGGGGAGACTAACTCCCCTCCGATAATATTGAGGTAAAATAAAAATGGCAGAACTTTTTGGTTTTGAGATCAATAGAAAAGGTGGAAAGGAACCCGATCTTCCTTCTTTTGTTCCCAATACAGACGAAGATGGCGTAGGAGTTATTAACAGCGGTGGTCACTTTGGCCAGTACGTTGATATTGATGGCGACTCAGCTAAAAATGAAGTGGACCTTATTTTAAAGTATAGGGACATTGCATCACATCCAGAATGCGACGCAGCAATCGAAGATATTGTAAATGAAGCGATTGTAGGTGATAATAGATCAGCACCTATTGAAATTATTATGGATGAACTAAAGGCATCGGATAAGATTAAAGGTGCTATTAAAGAAGAGTTTGAAAACGTAATATCCTTATTACATTTTAATGCGTATTCTCATGATATATTTAGAAAATGGTATGTTGATGGTAGATTACCATATCATGTTATTATTGATAATGCAAACCCAAGAAAGGGTATACAAGAATTAAGATATATTGATCCAACTAAGCTTAGAAAGATTAAAGAGATCCAAGAAGAAAAGGATCCTAAGACTGGAGCCAATATAATTAAGAAGTCAGAAGAGTACTTCTTATTCCAAGATGGAAATATGGTTGGAAATAGCCAGGGATTAAAAATTCACCCCGATTCAATTGCGTATTGTACTTCGGGTATGTTAGATCCATCACGTAAAAGAATCTTATCGCATTTGCAAAAGGCTATTAAGCCAACAAATCAGTTAAGAATGATGGAAGACTCATTGGTAATCTATAGAATATCAAGAGCACCAGAAAGACGTATCTTCTATATTGACGTAGGTAACCTCCCTAAAGGTAAAGCTGAAGAATATTTGAAGAACATCATGGGTCAATATAGAAATAAATTGGTTTATGACGCCAGTACTGGAGATATTAAAGATGACCGTAAACATATGTCGATGCTCGAAGACTTCTTCCTACCGCGTAGAGAAGGTGGCAGAGGTACAGAAATTTCGACCCTCCCAGGAGGAGAAAATCTCGGACAAATTGACGACATCATATACTTCCAAAAGAAACTATACAAGTCGCTCAACGTTCCTGCTAATCGTTTAGAACAAGAGTCTGGTTTTAACTTAGGTAGATCCACAGAGATCTCTAGAGATGAAGTTAAATTTAAGAAATTCTTAGATCGATTAAGAAAAAGATTTAGTGATCTATTTTTACAATTGCTCAGAACGCAATGTCTATTAAAGGGTATTGTAACCAAAGAAGATTGGGCTAAGTTTAAAGAAGATATTGCTTTTGATTTTATTGAAGATAATTACTTTAGTGAATTAAAAGAAGCTGAAATTCTAAGAGAAAGATTTGAAATGCTATCACAAATGGACGAATACGTTGGAAAATACGTTTCTAATGAATGGATTCGTAAAACAGTTTTAAGACAGTCTGATGATGAGATTGCTCAAATTAAGAAGCAAATAGATGCTGAAAGAGCTTCTGGTGAAATCGAAGATGAAGACGATCTTGAAGATTAAATTATTATAAATATATACAAAGGAAAGGAAATAATGAGTATTATAGATTTGATTGATAATGTAAAAGGCGGAGACAATGTTCAAGCGGCTAAGGACTTTAATAGTGTTATGGCTGATAAGTTGACTGCTGCAATGGATGCTAAGAAGATTGAAGTAGCATCTACATTACAAGACAGACAAAGCTCCAAAGCGGAGCAATAGGAAATAAGTAAAATGAAACTTATAGCAGAATATAACGACAGTAACCTAGAGGTTATTGAAGAAAAAGTCAATGGTAAAAAGACTCTCGTAATTGAGGGTATCTTTATGCAAGCTGATTCTAAAAATAGAAACGGTCGAATATATGAAAAAAGTATATTAGAAGCTGCTGTTGCAAAGTACGTAAAAGAACAAGTAAGTACTGGAAGAGCCGTTGGGGAATTAAACCACCCTGAAGGTCCTTCCATTAACTTAGATAAAGTTTCACATAAGATTACCGAACTCAGGTTTGACGGAAGTAATGTTATAGGAAAAGCATCAATTCTTAATACTCCTATGGGCAATATCGTAACTGGTTTGTTAGAAGGCGGAGTTAAGCTTGGTGTATCAAGTCGTGGTATGGGAAGTCTTGTAAACAAAAACGGCGCCATGTATGTGAAAGATGACTTTATGTTGTCTACTATAGATATCGTTCAAGACCCTTCAGCTCCAGAGGCATTTGTCAATGGAATTATGGAAGGTGTTGATTGGGTATGGAACAATGGTGTCCTTTGTCCACAAGAAGTTGAAAAAATTGAGACTGAAATCAAGGAAGCTCGAGGTATGCGTTCGTCGGATATTGAGATTAAAGCTTTTAAGAATTTCCTCTCTAAACTTGTAAATTCTTAATAGGAGAATAAATTATGTCTAATGACGAAATGCAAAACGATTTAGTCGAAGACGTATCAGAAACTGAAGAGCTTACTACCGAGGAGCTCGTTGAAGACGAACAAGTTCAAGACGAAGAAATCGTAGAAGCTAGTGATGACGCTAAGGATGAGGATGAAGACGAAGAGGAAGAAGTTAAGGAGAATTCTGATGAAGAAGACGACGAAGACGAAGAGCCTGTAGTTGAAATGCCGAAAACCAAAGCTGCTATTATGGCATCAGTAAATGATATGTTGAAGAAATCGAAAAAAGAAGGTGCACAGAAGATCTATGCTCAAGTATATAAAGTGATCAATGCTCCAGACGTTGAAGCCCCCAAAGTAGCCAAGGAAGATGTCGATGTCGACGTTAGCCACATTGACTACCAAGAGGACTTAGATGGTTTGGTTGCTGAAGAAGCTACTTTATCTGACGGATTCCAAGCGAAAGCCGGAATCATTTTTGAAGCTGCTTTGAAGTCCAAAGTAAGTGCAGAAATTGAGAGATTAGAGTCTGAGTACGTTCAAAACCTTGAAGAAGAAGTAACTGAAATCAAGTCCGAGCTAGTAGAAAAGGTAGATTCATACCTCAACTACGTGGTTGGTAACTGGATGGATGAAAATAAAGTAGCAGTTGAAACTGGTCTTAGGACTGAAATTGCTGAAGACTTTATGACTTCTCTACAATCAGTGTTCAAAGAACATTACATTGAGATTCCAGAAGGTAAAGTTAACATGATCGACGAATTAGCCGAACAAGTTGCTGAGCTGGAAGAGTCTCTAAATAAATCAGTTGAAGAAAATATCGCACTCACTGAGTCTGTTTCCGGTTTGGAAAGAGCTGAGATTGTACGAAATGCTTCTTCTGGGCTAGCATTGACTGAAGCTGAAAAGCTTGCATCTTTGGTAGAAGATATTGATTTTGATACTGCAGAATCTTTCGAAATGAAAGTTAATGTTGTTAAAGAATCATACTTCAAATCTGAAGCTCAAGAATCAGTAGATGAAGCTCAAAAATTGGTTGGTACTGACGAAATTACAAATGACCTCAGTGAATCTATGGCTAGATATACATCAGCTATCTCAAAGTACAAAAAATAAACGTCTTAATAGGAGAAACTTAAATGTTTAACGCAGACAAAAACTTAATGGAAAAGTGGAGCCCGGTACTCGAGCACACAGATGTTCCTACAATTCAAGATAGTCATAAAGCAGCAGTAACTGCAAGACTATTGGAAAACCAAGAAATCGCTGCTCGTGAAGAGCACATTGCTAAGTCTAACACCTTCCTTGGGGAAGATGCTCCGGCTAACGCAACTGGTGACAATGTTGCCGGTTTTAATCCCGTTCTTATCTCTTTGGTAAGACGTGCAATGCCTAACCTTATCGCTTATGATATTGCTGGTGTTCAACCTATGACTGGTCCTACTGGTCTAATCTTTGCTATGAAGAGCAAGTACACAAGTCAAGTTGGTGCTGAAGCTTTGTTTGATGAAGCTAACACTGCTTTCTCTGGTGACACTAGTGTTACTCAAGAAGCTGGTCCTTCTGGTCTAGAAACTGCTGTCGATGATGGTGATGGTTCTTTGGCAACTGGTGAAACTGCTGGCGAAATCGTTTCCGATTATGCTGGTGGTCTTAGTACTGCTGCTTCTGAAGCATTGGGTACTGGCGGTTCAGGTGGTTCATTCGGTGAAATGGCGTTCTCAATCGAGAAAGCTACAGTAACTGCTAAGTCAAGAGCTCTTAAAGCTGAATATACTATGGAACTTGCTCAAGATCTTAAAGCAATCCACGGTCTAGATGCTGAAGGTGAACTTGCTACTATTCTTTCTTCTGAAATCCTCGCGGAAATCAACAGAGAAGTAGTTAGAACTGTAAACCGTACTGCTAAGCTAGGCGCTCTTCAGGCTTCTGCTTCTGTTAAAGGTATCTTCAATATGGATACTGATTCAGACGGTCGTTGGTTGGCTGAGAAGGCTAAAGGTTTGATCGTACAGATTGAACGTGAAGCTAACGTTATTGCTAAAGAGACTCGCAGAGGCAAGGGTAACTATGTTATCTGTTCTTCTGACGTAGGTTCTGTACTTGCTGCTTCTGGTATGCTTGATTACAGCCCCGCTCTTGCTACTAACCTTAACGTAGATGATACTGGTAATACTTTTGCCGGTGTTCTTAACGGTAAGTTTAAAGTATATGTTGATCCATATGCCAGTGGCGACTACGTTTGTGTAGGTTATAGAGGTACTACTCCATATGACGCAGGTGTATTCTACTGCCCATACGTTCCTTTAACTATGGTTAAAGCGATCGGCGAGCAAGACTTCCAGCCAAGAATCGGCTTCAAAACTAGATACGGTATGGTTGCAAACCCATTCGTAGCTACTGATGGAACCGTTGGTGCTGATCGTGCTAACCCATACTTTAGAATCTTTAGAGTAGACGGTATCATGGCTAGTGCTTAATCTTTAATTAGGTTAATCTTAAAGGGTCCTTCGGGGCCCTTTTTTTATGTGTATAAATAGATATAAGGAAGATGTTCTGCGTATCAAGTGGTACGTACCGCAGTAGTGGTAAATGGACCCATAGGACGGAATTACAGGATAGGAGATTATCATGCATAAGATTTTTGCATTAATGACAGTAGTTTTGTTAGCTGGTTGTAATACAGTTGACTCAGTAATTGATGGCACTAAGAATATTGTTGGTGGTGTTGCGTCTGACGTTGCTGGAGTTACTACTGGCGCTTTAGATGTTGTATCTGGTACAATTAAAGGTGTAGCCGAGAAGACTGGTGTTGAAAAGACCGAAGCTAAATAAGTAAAGTTTTAGGAGTAAGCCGGCCAAGGATGGCACATTCTAACATTTAAAGAGTATAAATAGATATATGACTACATCAAATAAAAACTTTTTAAGCCCAGTGGGGTTTCAATTTAAAATCGATTCTACTCAGTATTCTAACGTGGAATATTTTTGTACATCAGTAACGCTTCCAGATTTATCTCTATCAGAAGTGCCTACGCCATATAAGACATCGAATATGGGAATGACTGGTGATCGAATTTCTTTTGGGGATCTATCAATTCGATTTAATATAACAGAAGATATGGAAAACTATATCGAAATGTTTAATTGGATGCATAATATAATTCAAAAGGGAGAGTCATTTAAATCAGATGCTACTCTTTCTATATTGAGTAGTCATAATAACGTAACAAAGGAAGTAACGTTTAGAGATTGCTTCCCAACTAGTTTAGCTGCTGTTGAATTTTCAACACAACAAACTGATATTGAATATTTACAAGCTGACGTAACATTTAAATATACGTACTTTGAAGTAAATTAAGTATACAGAAAATCCCCTTTCTGGGGTACTTTCTGTATACATATAAATAATTTTATACTATGGAGATATAATGAATAGCCTAGAAACAATACTTGAAATGTGGAAGAAAGATTCAGTAATTGATCAACTCGAATTAGATAAGTCTGCTCGAGATTCTGCAAAGCTTCATTCGAAGTACTTAGAACTATACTCAG